ACATTGACCAAGCATCTTTAAATCCATACACAAGTGCCTAACACATTGCTTACTAAACAAAGACATCATTTGCGCGTATTCTGACGGCTTTTTAGATGCGTTGGTAGCACTTAACCCCTTTCCGTAAATTAAACGGCTTACGTTGTTTATTATCGCGCTGTTTGTAGTGGATTTCGTGTACCTATCTATTAAGTACCCGAAGTAGTTATTATCTTCGCCGAATTCTACCCACGCATCGCGTTTAGATTCTTGAATAGTCGGTTGTTGATATTCTGCTAATTGTAAAACGTGAACGTTATTCATACATTATAAAGTCGTTAGTTGTTTGGTTGCTTACATATTCTCCGTTGTTTACTGAGAACGTGTTAATAGGTTGGTTCGTGCAAAAGATACGTTCCTTGAGAACTAAATCTCCGTTCGCGTCTTTTAATACCATCCAATAAAAGTGGTTCTCTTCCGTGGGTAAGATTCCCGTAAATTGGTAGACGTAATCCCCCGCCGTAAACGTACCCGCAACCGTTGTAAGTACGTTCGTGTTTTCGTCGATTAGTTCGCACGTTGTAGGCGTTCCGTAACGTGGTATGAAATCGAAGGTTTGGCTTGTTAATTGTTCTTGAACTACTATCATATATTAATAACCAGTAATTCGTTTTTTTGTGCAATAAAAAAGGGGTGTTGCCACCCCCTTAACGCATATGAAACAAAGTTCTTAAGAATTAACTACCGTTGGATTGTTAAGCAAAGTAACTAATTGTGCTTCCGTTTGAGCATCTAAGAAGTTAGCGGGTGTAGCTTCTTGACCCGTAAAGGTTAAAGAATACCCGTTCATATCTCCTAACGCAGTTCCGTTAGAAATAGTACCCGCTGTTACGTCCATTCCTCGTAAAAGACCCGCAATAAAGTATTGTCCCGCGTTTGTCTCAACGATAATGTTAGGTCGTCCGTAAGATAATAATTTAACTTGCTTATGGGTGATCGCGTCTTGTTTCTTAAGCTGAACGCTTAATACTTGTTCGAAGAATGTAGTTCCGTTTTCGCGTGAACTTGTAATAGTGGTTTCGAAGGAGTTTGTACCCTTTAGTTCGAATTTGTAAATAGAAGACAAAGCGGGCAAAGTAATACCAGTAATTAGGTCTTCTAGTCCTATTGTAGGAGAATAAGTAATATCGGTTTCTTCGTAAAGTCCGTAATTCAATACATAGATGTTTTTAAGTCCACCTACAACGTCTTTACAAGGCTCTAACCTACCGTGTGAAATATCGCAACTCATAATTTAAATTTTTAATTTGTTAAAAAAAAGGGTGGCAGTTTTATCCACCACCCCGTTATATTTTGGTTATGTGGATTATCCGTAAATTACGATGTCCTCGATAACTCCGTAAGTTGCACCTGCAGCCATTCGCATAATAACACGAACGTTATCATCGCCTAAAGTAGCTGAAGTATCGATAACTCGAACTTCTTGCGTGTCGCTTAACAAAGAACAACCGAAATAAAGGTTAGATACAGTTGTAGCCATCATAGTATCTGCAGCAAGTCCGTTAGCCATAAATACAGGAATTCCGTTGAAAGTTAAACTTCCGTTAGCATACCATTGAGTACCTAAGTTGTTAGTACCCGCGTTAGCTTCCGAACCCGTAAGCAATCCGAAACCACCTAAGGCAGCGATGTACGCTTTAGCTACGTTTTGAGCAACGTAAATTTTAAGGTCGGGCTTACCGAACAATGTAGCGGGAATAGCATCGTAAACTAATTGCATTTGTGCAATAGCGTTAGCGGCAGTAATAGCCACACCCGTAATGTTTTGCGCTACAGGTAAGTTAACGTCTACTTGTGCGGTTGAGAACAACCCGTCAAATTGACCTGATAAACCTGAGTTACCTCTCCAAATAGAAACCTCGTTAGCGGCAGCTACTTTCTCGGCAGCATAAGCGATTAGGTAATCGGAAAAAGACTTAGGCAAAGTATCAAAAGAAGAATAACCCATTTCGATTGATTGCCAAGTTGAATGAAATTGAGACTTACAAAAAGTAAGGTTTACTTGTAGGTCTTTAACTTCGAGAACACGCTCGGTTAAATCTACGGTAGACGTAGGTTGGAAATCACACGAAGCGTCCTTAAGAATGTCATCGGATTCGATTCTTTGGATAACTGCTTTGTATTTTACGTTAGGCATAACGGTAACCGCTCCGCCTTCGATAGTTGGTGCGCTTAATAAAGCGGCAGAAACGTACTTACCTGCCCATTGGCCTGCGTAAGACGTTGTAATGTTAGTTGCTGTTGGCATTGTTTTTTAATTTAATTATTTATACATTTTATTTAACACGGAATCCATAATCCCGCGTGGTGCTTTTGAACCAATTTTTACAAAATCGGTTTTAGCTTCATTTTCGGGGTTAAAATAGATTGGGGTAGGTGTTTCGCTAAGTTCGGTTGCTTCGTTTGCAATCACGTCAACTTTGGAAAGTTTAGCCAATTCTGCTTTTAACTCTTCGTTTTCTTCTTTAAGTTTTTCCATTTCGCTAAAGAATGATTCTTTAACAATAGATTCGATAGTTTTTTTAGGGGTTGCAACGGGTGCGCTCATTTCTTCTTCGGGCATCGCTTCTACCTCTTCTTTGGTTTCTACTTCCTCTTCCTCTTCTACTTCTTCTACCTTTTCTTTAACCTCGGAAATAATACCTTCCTCGACGATAACTAAAATACGTCCGTCTTCTAATTCGTATTCTCCAACGGGAACGGCTATCTTTTGTTCGTCTTCAGTTACAACAAAAACCTCTTTTCCCGCTTCGAAGGAATCCGCTTCGATTTTGGTTACTCCGTCCCCCATAAGCATCTGCTCTAACTTTACTTCGTTAGATAACATAGCTTTGATTTTTTCAAGTAGTGTGCTATTTTTCATTTGTGTTTATTTATTTATATTGTTTTGGCTTTATCAACTAAAGATTTAATTATTTTAGGGTCTGCCGTGGCTACTATATTTAAATAATCTTGTCCTTCTTTAGTAGAACTAAATTTTAATCCTAATTCTTGTGCTTGTTTTGATATTGTAGAATAAGAACTATCTAATTTTCTTAAACTCATCTCTAATTTATTACCCGAAAAAATAACTAATTTTTTGAAATCATTAAATTTATTATAATCGTCGTTAAAAGATTTGTAGTCGTTGTTTACTTCATTTAATAACTTCTTAAAGTCATCTATTAAAGCCAACTCTACTTCGTGTTTAGTTAACTCAACTTTTTTATCTTGAAATTCACTAACTCGATTTATTTTGTCTAAAATGTTTTTCATTTTGTTTTTATTTAATAACTTATTTAATTTTTGTTTGTTGCATTTTTAGTTACCACCCGTTCCGCTATTCGTACTTGAATGCGTGGTATTTTGGTTCGTTGTTTGGCTTCCTTGGGTTTGTTGGTAAGTGTTTCCTATCCCTTGGTTTTGTAAATCTCCGTTACAACATTTTCGGTTGTAAGTTCCGTCTTTACATAGGCACCCGCGTTTACCACCCCTCGGACTACTTCGCTTTTCTTCTTTTACTTGTTTCATCCTTGACCTTTATTTAGTTTAACGTAATTTTTGCTCGTTTTTAGTTTGCTCGTTTTACTTTTCGCGTGAACGTTAGGACGTTTTACTTTTGGCTTACGAGTGTGAGTAGTTACGCTTGTTTGTTTAGCCATTTATTATTAAAATCTTTGCGCAAGTTTTTGCGCGTTATTAATTGCGTTTTGAACGGCAATCATTGTTTTTTCTAATTTAGCTAAACCTTTAATATCGTTTTTATTTACTCCTAATTGTTTAGCCGCATCCAGTGCTTTTGCGTAAACTTTTGTTACTTCGTTATCCCACTTTTGCGCTAAACCTTTGTTATTATTTACTACTTCGTTTTGTCGTGAAGTTTTCTTAGTAATATCTTCCATAGATAAAATTAACTGCTCGAATTTATTTATGTTTTGGGTAAATAATTCTACTATTGCAGAACCTCTATCTTCTAACGCGTTTAATTCATCCGCTAATGCTAAATTAACTTCGTGTTTACCTAAGTTGGTTTCGTGAATTTCTTCGATTTTTCCTAACTTGTTTAAGATTGTGTTTAAGTTGCTCATTTTATTTTATGTTTAATAGTTTTTTAAGTTCGTTTACCACCTCGGTTGCTTCGTCTTCTTCTGCGCTCATTTCGAATTTATCCGCGAAATAACCTTCTATTGAAAAGCCTTTTACTTTGCCTTCTTTAACATCGTTCCACACTTCGTCGTTGTTTACTTTCATCGAAATCATCCAAGTTCCTTTAGGTAGGTCGAATCCGTAAAGTTTGCTTTTGTCTTTTTCTTCGTCTTCGATTATCCACGATTCAACTACGCTTAAACCCGTTAACTTTTTCTCGTGTTCGTACGTTGCGTTGTTTTGATTTGAACGCATTAAAAATAATTCGCTTGCTTTTCTAATCGTGTCGGAACTAAAGTAAATATAGTATTCTTCGTTCTTTGCGTTTCTGCGGTAAATTTGCTTATTAGGAACTAAAGCCGCACCCATTAAAATTCGTTTCTCGGTGTCAACTTCTTTTAATATGATTTCGTGTTTATTTAGCGCTATAAAGTTTTCTTCGATTGCGGGAGAATGTACAACGCTAACGGCATCGATTCCGCTTTGTTCGTCTTGTTCGTCTATTATAAGTTCGATTATTCTCATATCTTATTAATTTAATTATTCTTAAAGTGTTGCGTTTTGTACTCGGTTTCTATCCAAACTTTGAGCCGT